GGCAACTTTCGCAAGGGCGAGATACTCTTTGCACACATGCCTCTGCACATAGGCGGCGCCAACCTAGCCAACCTCCAGAGCAAGTCGATCCGCTGGGTCTACGGCGACGAAGTATGGATCTGGAAGGACGGCATGCTCGAGGAAGCTCGCAGACGAACCCACGACCGATGGAACAGCCGCGTGGTGCTTGTATCACAGGGCGGCAGTGAGGGAGATCAGTTTGACCGAGCTTTTGAAGATGCAGAGATCCACGACTTTTGTTTTTCTTGCCCAGAGTGTGACGAGCGCCAGAGATATATGTGGAAGCAAGTCAAGTTTGAGAAGATCAAAACAGAAGCGGAAGAATGGGACTGGGACGCAATCAGCGCAACCGTAGGCTATGAATGCGCGAATGGTGACTGCAAGACGATTTTTGAAGATAAACCAGAATCTAGGCGCAAACTCGCAGCCTCTGGCGAATATGTTAGCAGGGGAAACAATGCAAAGCCTGGCAGAGTCTCAGCGACTTACCCAGCGATGGCAGTCTGGTGGATCGACTGGTCAAAGCTTGTCCACGAATGGATCACAGCTCAAGACGCGCGGAAGCGATTGAATCTGGCACCGCTTCGTCAATTCATTCAAAAACGCCTCGCACAATCATGGGTGGAGCCAAACGAAACCGTCAGCTTGAAGGGCGCCACTGATGCTTACAAAATGCGGGAATATTTTGACGGCGAGAAATGGGAGGATGAAAACTTTAGATTTATGACCGTAGACGTCCAGCAAGACCATTTCTGGGTTGTCATCAGAGCTTGGAGCATTGAGGGAAAAAGCCGACTCCTTTACGAAGGCAAGATTGACGAGTGGGAAGGATTGCGGATGTTACGTGACAGAATGAGGGTCCCGAACAGGTGTGTATTTGTTGACCGAGGCTATCGACCAGACACCGTTGCCATCGAATGCAGAAAGAGCATGAAAGCAGACGACCCGAACGCTTGGAACTGTCTCCTCGGCGAAGAATCGAATGGATACGCCACGAAAGTTAGAAAGCGCCGAGTCATCAAACCATTTTCAAGTATTCAGCGAGCCAGAACCAACACGGGCGTTTATTATAAATATGTTAAGTTTTCCAACCTGTTAGCCAAAGACACGCTTTCCGCACTGATGCGTGGAGAAGGAAACGACTGGCAGATTGGAGTTGATCACAGCAAGGAATACCTTAAGCAAATGCAAAACGAGCGCAAGGTGGAAGTCAGCCCAGGCAAATGGCGCTATCAAGTCAGCAAGCACTGGGTAGGCAACCACCTGTGGGACTGCGAAACCATGCAAATCGTGGCAGCTTCAATTTATAAAGTCTTTAATTTCGACGCCCACGTGGAGCCTGATTAGTTGAAATCGGGCTGGTAGTAATGCCCGTAGCCCCAGGATTAACTAACACTTTGCGCCGCTATGGCGAAAGAAGTGCCAAAAACAAAGCCCGCTTGGAGTTGTGGCTGGATGAAGCCATCGAAAATGTCGGTGAGCTTAAAGGCGGGCATTTGGCGAGCGCATCAGCGAATGGCTCATCCTTTCTCATTGGCATGCCAGGCACTAAGTCAATAAACATGACCAACGCCGAATGGGCATCATGCTTGGACGTGGCGCTTCAGCAAATAGAGCTGGGGTATAAAGCTGGTGGCGGTCGGAGTTACGGTAACATTTTCTAATCATGGCTATTTTAGACTCCAACGGATACCCCATCCAAACAACTCGCAAGTTGATACAAGCATCCAACAGGCACGACCGTGGCTTACCTTGGACTCCTGACTTTGCTCAAGACCTTGACCGACTATTCACTCAAGCAGACTTCCGAAGCACCATGTCGCAATCGCGGCTTGTCTTCAGTAACTTTGGCATTCCACGTGGTGCAATATTCCAAAAGGCTGATGGCGTAGTTGGTAGGGCTTGGGACCCAGAATTTAAAGGGCAAGACCGAGAGTTTGGAGAAGCTGCAAAGGAATGGTTGCAAGCTTGGTATGTCGCTGGAGATGTTAAGGGCAGCTTATACGATTTTAAAACTAATTGCTGGCTATCAAGCGCGGCGATTGACAGGGACGGAGATGTTTTTGTCCTTCTAACAGAAACAGAAAGCGGATACCCACAGGTGCAGCATATCCCAGCGCACCGAGTTGGAGTTAGAAACGATTCACATAAAGATGGCACGCTGATAGTTGGACCTTACAGAGGAAGAAAGATCACGAATGGCGTGGTTGAAGACAAGGTTGGAGCCCCGATTGCGTATTGTGTTCTTGGTGAAGACATTGCGACCGATAGATATATCGCCAGCAGTGAAATGGTTCACATTGCCGACCCAAGCTGGCATAATCAAAGCAGGGGCATTCCATCACTGAGCCACGCGATCCTTGAACTGAGGAAAGCAAAGACATCAGAGGAATGGGAACTGATGGCTCAGATGATGGTCTCCAGCCATGCGCTGATTGAGTATAACGAAAGCGGTGGAGTTGACCTTGACGACCCAAGCGTTTCACTAACAGGAGACGTTGGTGACGCTGACCGACTCGCGGTACAAACATACAGCGGGGGAATGGTTCGCCACTTCAAATCTAACAGCGGCAGCAAAATTGAGAGCATTAACCACAGCCGACCAGGCGACATGTGGGAAAGCTTCCAAGACCGAGTTGACAGAAAAGCACTTGCTGGCATCCCATGGCCAGTTGAGCTTGTCGGCAAGTCTGACGGCATCAATGGAACAACCATTCGCAACATACAGGCACGCGCCAGATCAAGCGTAGAAAGCAGGCAGGACGTAATACGTCGACCCATGAAGCGGATCGTTTCTTGGGCGTTGGCGAAAGCTATCAAGCAAGGATTACTGCCAGAATCTGATGATTGGCACCGCTGGGACTTCACCATGCCACCAAAGCTGAGTATTGACCCGCGCAATGATTCACGCACACAGATAGACGAATACAAAGTTGGAGCGCAAAACATGACTGGCATCCTACAAGAGCGAGGCAAAACACATGCCGAGCATATCCGCGAAAGGTGTGGCGAGATTGTAGAGCGGAAGCTGATCAAAGACGAATTCGAATCCAAGTATGGAGTTGAGATCGACGACCGAGAGCTGCAAATGCTAACACCTAACGACATGGCACCAGACGAAAACGCCAACACTAACAACAATCAAACCGAACAGAAAAATGATTCCGACAAATAACACATCATTCCTTAGAGGGTCTTGGGCAATAACTCGCCCAGGCATGATTGCCCTACTTGAGAGCATCAAAACAGCCAGAGAGGACATCAACTTTGAAGACTTTTTCACGACAAGGGAAAGCGTGACAGAAGACGAGGATGGCATTGCCCATATCGACGTAAAGGGAGCATTGATTGACAACGCTCCGCGCATTTACGAAAAGATTGGCAGCACCGATTACAGAACAATCCGCAGCGAAATCGAAGCAGCTCAAGACAGCAAAGCGATTATTCTCAAGATCGACTCTCCAGGCGGCACAGTTTCAGGACTAGAAGAAACCAGCCAAGCAATAGCTGACTCCAAAGTTCCTGTTTTCGCTTATTGTGACGGGATGGCATGCTCTGCCGCTTATCACATCGCAGCATCCACGAAAGAGATCATTGCCAGCAGCTCTGCCGACGTTGGCAATATTGGCACAGTGTTAGCTTGGATGGACGACTCAGCTTTAATGGCAGCCATGGGATTAAGTCTGGAAGTCATAACTAACGAAGGAGCAGATTTAAAAGGAACCTTCCGTGACTCTCCCATGACTGCCGAACAGCGCGAATTTTTACAAGGAGAGGTTAACCTCATGGGCAACCAATTCCGAAGCCATGTTGAGAGCAATCGAAATGTGGACCCAGAAGTTTTCAGAGCGGGCTGGTATCAAGGCGAGCGCGCCCAAAGTCTTGGACTCATCGACGCAATCGCGTCTTATGATTACACCAAGAAAACAATTCTCGGCAGCATTGGTTGAAATGCTGCAATTATATGAACCTAACAAAAAACTAACACATTATGGCACTTTTTAAAAATGACCAAGACTTAGTCGACCAACTTGAAGCTACAAAAGCGGAAGTTACCGAGCATGAGTCTCTAATTATCCAGCGAGAAGCTGAGATTGTAAACATCACCGAGCAAATGGCTGAGGTATCGCAAAAACTTGAGGCAGTAGTTGCCCAACTTGACGAAGCAACCGAAGCCAATGCTACACTAACAACCGAGCTTGAGGAAACTAAAGCCGAGTTGATCGAAAGCGCAAATTCACAAGAGGACTTTGAGTCTAAAGTGGAGAAAGCAGCTCAAGCAAAAATGGCCGAGCTTGGAGTCAAAGAGCCAGTGGCTCAGATTGAACAGGACAGCGAGGTTGATCTTTACACTCAATACACCAATCTTAAAGCCAGCAACCCAGCAGCAGCTGGAGCATTCTGGCGAGAGAATGAGGCAGCAATTAAAGCCTCAGTTTAATCACCAACTAACAATAACTAACAAAATAAAATCATGGCCAACTCAATTACAGGCATTAATGACGACATTCTGGCGCAAAGCGTCCTAGAAGGTTACACCACCGCAATCGCACCACTGTCAGCTTTTACAACTGACTTTAGTTCGGAAGCATCTCGCAGAGGCGAAAAAGTAAGCATCATGCGCGACAACACCGCGATTGATGCCGCACTAGACAAGACAACCCACGGAGCTTACACAGTCCAAGACGCTGACAGCGACTCCATCGAACTAACACTTGGGCAGCCTAAGTATGTTTCTTGGGGGCTTGATGACGTAGAAATCGCCAGCAGCAGCATCCTTACAATGGAGAAGTTTGGACGCCGCAAAGGCAACCTTCTTGCCAAGACCGTGCTGCAAGACATCTGGTCAGAAATTACTCTGGCCAACTTCGGCGCTGCCGCTTCTGTAGGACTTGCCGCTAACTTCGATGAAGACGATGTGGCGGATATCGCTGAGTCATGCGACTCTGCCGATTGGAGCGACGACCGTTACTTGATCCTATCACCAGCTTACATTGCTGCCCTTCGTAAAGTCGGCGCAATCAAGGACACTAGTGGATACGGATACAATGCAATCCAAAGCGGCAATATCCCAATGCTGCATGGCTTCAAGGTCATCATGTCAAACGCAATCCCAGCAAACGGTGAGAACCTCACTGGATTCGCCACAGACGGCAACGGCATCGCATCAGCATTCCGCTATCTTGCCCCTCAGCAAGGTCACAAATACAACCGCGCTGAAGCACTTGTCGGCGAAGGTGGTATCACACTTGGCTTGCGCGATTGGTATTCCGAGGACAGCGGCGTTCGGAAGAATGTCATCGAAACCGTTTACGCATACGAGACAGGCATCAGCACTGGCGTAAAGCGCATCACATCCGCTTAATTCTAACAACTTAACACAATGGCAAGCTACTCACTACTAATCGGCACGAAAGCTGGAAAGAGGACGCTGATCGAAGATGGTCAGCCTGTGGAGATCCGCAGAAAGTTCAAGGATATTACAGCAAAGGACGGATATGACCAAGTTGAGGTTGTAGATAAAAACCTCGGCAGAATCCGTTCTCGGAAATTCGTCAAGGCAGTCACAGCTAAAAAAGCCGCTAAAAAATCAGCGGCAAAATAACAGCGCATAAAATAACATCCTACCCCAGCGGGCTGCTCCAATTACGGGGCAACCCGCTTTTTTTACTATGAACATACAGGAAGAAGTTAAAAAGATGCTTACTCAAAGCATGACCACGCTTGGCGCCCACAAGATCACTATTAATGGAAGCTCTATTGACGCGATACCCGCCGAAGTAGACACCGACCGAGATTTAATGGGTGGATCAAGAGAATCGCGGGAAGTTATTTACGAGTTCCCGACAATCAAGGGGTTAAGTCTCAAAAAAGGCATGGCAGTCAAAGGGCAGGGCAAATCATGGAAGATTGAAAGCTTCAGAACTGGGACTGGCATGACCTCCATACGCATAATTGAGCCAAACCGCGTGGACTAATGAAGGTTGAAGTTGACACCAAAGACATCAAAGAGTTGGAGAAAAATATCCTCTCCTTGATGGAGGTCACTGGTAAAACAACTCAAGACGTTTTAAAGCAGCAAGGCACCCTCTTGGCCCTAGATCTAACAGGAGCCCACGATAGGAGCCGAAGCGGCAAATTAGCAGCATCAGACGGCAAAAAGCACAAAGAGGATGTGGTAAAAACTGTCTTCAGCACATACCGAGATGCGGCAAAAGCAGCCAAATATCTAACAGGCTATGGATCAGACGCACCAAAGCGGTGGCTTAGGTACCTAAAAGGTAAAGACGTTAAAAAAATGCAGGCGATGGCTAACAAGTTGAATCTGTCAAAAGCTTACGGAGGCAGGACAGTTCGCGTCCAGGTTTGGGATCGTGGAGCAGCACACACCAGAAGACTAAATGGCACTGGAGCTAAAAACACAGTTAATCTTGTTATTGAGTTTGGAAAGGTTGAAAAATACGCAAAAACCAAAGAGATGAACGTAGGCAGAGCAAAGCACGGCTGGGCTGAGGCTGCGGTGATGCTCGCAAAGCAGAGCGGAATCACTAGCGGAGTCAGTAGGATACCGTCTTACATCATGGGCAGCCAACATTCGACACGTGGATTTGGTCGAGTCACAGGACGCGGAGCAAAGGCAGTCCTAAAAATATCTAACAGCGCAAACTATGGCATTACACAAGCGACCATTGCGGGGCAAGTTCGCAGACGAATCATCTTGATCGGCAAATACGCGCAAAAACTACTCAATGCGAAAACCCAAGAAGAATTAAAACTATAAAACCATGGCACTCAATAGAACATACATCAGCACATCGGAGAAAATCGAAACCGCCATATTGCAACACCTACGCTACGAGGGCGACTTCCGCGGCTGCGCACTAGTTAAGCACGGACTAGCACTGCAAGCGCCTGAGAAGCTTCCCTGCATCATTATCCACTGTGATAGCGTAACAACGCACGAAGGCTTTCAGCTCGCAGCCAGATCCTTCCGCGCAAAC